AGAGATTACCTGTAATTTAACACCAGGCTGTCCATCTGGCATAGTATAAGCCTTAACAACCTGAAGTATAAGACCAGTAGTAGCATTATTATTAAGCTCAAGAATACCAGTAGTAGCATTAGGAACGACTTTGTTTCCTTCAGCATAAGTACCATCAGCTAAGTTATTTGTAGTATAAATGTCGCCAACAACAAGGCGGAATACACGAGGAGTCATTACACCATCATAGAAATCAGTTTTCTTCATGATGTAGTCACGATGCATTTGATGACGCTCATCATAAAGTTTCTCCTCATTATAGACCATCATAAGAGGGCCATCGCCAGTTAAAGTAACTTTACCAGCTGCATAATTGTAATGCACGAACTGTCCTTGGGAAAGCTGTGCAATAGTACTATCAGCAGGAAGTTGACCATAAACTCCACCATTACGAGGTGCGGAAAGATGATTAGGTTCAACCTGTGGATAGCCAATAGTGTTTCCGATTGTAACAGAAGCCATCTTTTAATCCTCCTTTAAATTTTACCATTTAACTGAACGGAGAACTGATAAGATTGGATCTTCATCAGCATCTTCCGCATTAATATCATTATCTAAAGAGAAAGACATTAGAGGAGATTCCTCAACCTCTTGCTCTTTCTCAGGAATTCCATCAACAGTAGAGAAATCAACGTTCTTGCGGACATACACAAGTGCAAGTTTCTCTTCAATTTGTTCAAGAGTAAATTTCTCTTTATTTGCAACAATATCAGCTTTATCCTCATCAGTAAGCATATGATATTTAGCAATTAAAGCATCTTTTTGACTATTCTCGAAAGAAAGTTTAAATGCACGAAGCGCCGCAAGCTCATCTTGAATAGCTTGAAGTCCCTCTGGTGAAATTAAAGGCTCTTCAACTGAATGTTTAGTTTTCTTGCGGTCATCAGAAGAATCAGTATCATCTTCATCAGAAGTCTCTTCCTCTTCTTCATCCTCGTCTTCATCATCATCATCGTCATCATCTGCAAATTCATTCTGAACGTCATCATTGTCATTATCTTCATTTGCAGTAAAATCATCTTGAACATCTTCAGTATTATCTGTTTGATCTTCTACTACTTCTTCTTCAAACTGATTATTTACGAATTGAGTGTCGACATTTTCCTCTTCAATTTGAGTTTCTTGATCTTTCACTGTCACCCCTCCTTTACCGTATAGAGTTTGATTTAATTCTTTTATCATAGCGAACAATGTAGCAGTAAATTCACTATCCTTAGAAAAATGATTCTCTACATCAGTAATAGAGGCTCCTTCAAAGCATGGTTCAACACCATCTCCAAGAATACATAATTTAGAAAATACCGCATCATTAATTATGAAAAATTCTACCCCTGTATTATTATTAGTTGCCCAGTGACCCTTTAAATTTTTATTATCTAATTCCATGGACTGTCCTTTACCCTCATCAATAACTGATTGAGCTTCAGGATATTGCCCAGTCCAAAGATAACCAGTAGTCATGAGATATTCATGCTCTACTTCTTCACCAAAATCTACAGTATCAGTAAATTTTTGAAATCAAATGCGGGCATCAGGAGCTACAAAACCATATGGAACTGTTTTGCAAGAAAAATGAATTTCTCCATCTTCTATAGTAATAACATCTCCATGGTCACCAAAATCTTCTTTGTTCTCAAGGTATGCACCTACAATTGGGCATCCCCGCAAAGTCTTTGCCATATTAAGTGCTGCATTTTTATCAATATATGAACCATTTCGATTTTCACCTAAATAAAACACTTTAATTGTACATTGACTCATAAGTGGGTTTAAATCAAGCGGAGTTAGATTGATAAATTCTGGAGCCTCAATTGTTTGTACTGATTTATTTCCGTTCATCTACCCTCCTAACCTTCTGCTTGTTCATTTCTAATAGTTTTATCTGACTTTTCACTTTCAGGTAATTCTGGTCTGCCTGTTTTCTTTTCTTCTCCAGGAGCTTTTGCGGGAGCAGCATTACCATTTTTTCCATCATTCTTGCCACTCATAGTAGATGACATTTGAGGTGGAACAAAAAGTTCATCTAACTTCATCATACCATTTTCAAAAGCAGCAGTTGCAATAATACTACTTTGTGTCTGTCCAAGAGCAATTTGTGGAAGAAGTTTAGAAAAGCCAATCATTGTTTGCTCTTTATATAACTTAGAAAGATCTTTATAATTATAACCTGTTGTAGGTAATATTTGCACCCTATACATTAAACGTTTCTTATTTTTATTAAAAGGTGCTAATAGATCTTCCGCATATAATTCAAATTGATAAATTAAATCTAATATACTAGATTCGTCATTAACAATTGATTTTTCAAGTGCAACATTACCATCTGCATTAAATTGAAGTTGTGAAATTCCAGCTTCATTATAAACTCCACGTTCAACTTTGCCAAGTTGATCTACAGAGCTTACATTATTGCGGTCTGCCATATCTTCTACATTTACATCTGCGAATGTTGACAAGACCCGCACTCCAATAGACTCACCAATCATTTCAACAGCATTATTATGAAGCGCTTGAACTTCATCTGTATCAAAAATTAAATCACCATTCTTGTCTATTGGAAATTTTTGAATAAGTATTCTAAGAATCTGTTGCTCCATTCTTTTCTTATCAAGTTCTTGCATTTCTCCCAAATCCAAGAGCTTAGGAATAACAGCAATAAAAGTAGGAACATCAGAATTGTTTAAATTAAATTTAATTGCTTTTGTACAATCCAAGAGGAATCAACCAGTGTCATCAGTATTTGAATCTTTGGGTAGATTTCCTTTTTTATAAGCAACATAAGCTTTTTGAAATTCTTTAGGGAACATTTTTAATACTTTTATACGATACTCATTATCAGAAAAAGCATCATCAAAATATTTTACATTAAATTCTATTGCGGGACGTCCATTCCATTTATAACGACTACGGCAATAATCAATTGGCAATTCTTGTAAGAAAACTGCATCAGGTTGTTCTAATTTATAGCCATAATAACAACCATTTTTAATTACTTTTAAAGCAATCTCTGAAAAAGTCTTCTTTAAGCGAGAATTTTCGAGTAATACCGCGGCTTTCAACCAACCCTCAACTACTTTTTCATCTTTAATCTTTTTATCATACCTATTGGGAGTAATAAATCAATCATATCTAAAAAGAGTAGCAAGATATTTACATAAACGTTGATAAATACCACTTGAACGATAAAAATAATCTGAGATTAATCTTAAGTTTTTAATATCATTCTTTTCAATAGCTTGTATAACTCTATCTCTATCATACTTTTTACTACGAGAAGAACTTTTAATATAATCTAAATCAGAAACTACGTCATCCCGTAAGAGGGTGCGGCCAACCCTGATTTTATTAAAACTAGCTTTCTTTTTAGGAGTAGTTATTTTAAAATCTCTAGTGTTTACATTTCTTGTATAAGCCATTTACACCCCCTTCTTTAATATCCCGCAGCTTGAAAAATATAATCATATGAGATTCTATTTTCATCTCAATAAGGAATTATAACTAATTTTATATTATGCGCATCACAATATTTTCTTTTAGCAATATCGTTATGCTTTTGTCTTATAAAACCAGTTCTTCCTCCAAACTTAGGAATTGCTTTATAATGTTGCCTACCTTGAAATTCAATTAAAAAGTCTATGTCTCCATCTTCTGTAAAGACACAAAAATCAAAACGCAAATGACGACCTGAGGAATCAGCCACCAAGTCGTCAAACTCATATTCTTCAGCAAATGGAATGTCATTATCTGAGAGAATATTAAATATTTTGATTTCTCCAGCAGAATCTCTCATAAACACTCCTTTTTACATAAAATTAACTTTCAAAACATAATAAAAATGAAAGAAACTAATTAATTCTTTTTTGCCCTATATTTTTAAGAAAAAAGCATTAATTTAGAAATATCTCTTTTTCTTTTTCTTGTACCTTTATCTTCTTCAAGTTTGCATCAATACAAACCATAAATAAGTGCGGAAAACTTGTCTTTTTTAATAGATCTTGTTGCCTGTTTAAGAATAATGTTAAGATTCTCTGTTTCTTCAACAAGATTTAACATTTGATCTCTAAGAATTGACGTCATAACGAAGGGCCGCAAATAATCAGCTCTTTCATTTGCAGTCATATTCTTAGATTGTGATTGACCTGCTAATTTATTTTTAGCAGCATTTTCATCAATTAAAAATCTAATCTTCCCCGCGTTTAGTTGACTTTGACAATAACTGTACATTTGAGTATTTAATGGGGCAGTAGCCTTCATTAAATACATAGCATTAGCTATTGTATCCTCTGTTTCAAATGAACGATAACGATTTTCTTCATCGTTAACAACGCCAAAATTTGGTAAATAATCACCTGTATCAGGATCCTCTTGGTCTGTTAACAAGAAATCGACAAGACCTGTCCCTAAGCCGTTGGCATCAATAACAGCCACTTTGCAATGATATTGTCTAAATATCTTTTTAATTTTTATCGATTGTAAGCCAAAATGTTCTTCATCGAAACTAAATAAATTAACAACTTCTTTTAATGGAACACCAGTTCTTGCTGGAGCTACTTTAATTACCATAACCTCTGTCGTACATCCATGACGACCAACGTCAACACCAAGAAGATAATAAGAATTAGGGTTATTGCGTTTATTCGGTTCTTTCTCGGGTAATTGCAAAGTACGACGCTTATCAAACCGATCAGGATCAAAGAACGCCCCTTCGACAGCGCCCGCTCAAAAACTTTCGTACTCTCGTTCAAAACTCGCCTCATTGAACGTCATATTTCTCTCATGTTTCCATAAGTATTGACTATCTCTTACTCAATTTGTCAAAAATTGAGAAAACCTTTTCGAAGTGTATCTATCTCACCCCTACTCCTCTAAACGAGGATAGTCGATACAGGTTCCATTTAAATACCATTTCTTTTCTCTCTTTTTATAAATAGGAAGAGATTTAAATTGACTTCCATAAACTATTTTTTTCAACTCATAAAAAGAAATTCGAGATTCATATAACGGATATATCTCAGTTAAAGTTTTATTTACATACATTTCTCTAATTTCCATAACATCTTCATTAGTTAATTTAGCATTTGGATTACTTCCACCTTTATTTTTAATAAAAGTATCTTTTCTAATTGGATAATCAAATTTTCCAATATCACTCCAAATTTTTCCTTGATTAATTTGACTAATTAAAGATGAATCTACACTTAAATTATATTTATTACAAATTTCTTGAAAACTTATATCTGTATTTGCTATTAAATTTTTAATTTTTAAAACTTGCTGAGGATTTAATTTTTGAGGAATATAAATACTATCTCCTCCATCACTACAGTTATATCCTTCATAAAAAGTATTATATTTTTTAATATAATAACGTTCTAATCTATTCAAATCATCTTTAGTATAATCCCAATTACTATCTATAATCTCAAAATTAAAATTATCAGCTCCATATTTCCTT